GTCATCTTTCGGATAAGAATACTTCTTTCCGGCTTTTATTTTACATTTGTAGAATGTTATTCTGTGCATTAAGCCGTTGTTTTTGGTTGTGATGCGGACTTTGAACCATGGAAGGATTGAGCGAGAACCTGATTCTACAAGAACAGATTTTACCGGAGTATAATTATACGTCAGCCTGATCTCTTCTGTCGGATCATAGTTTCCGCCTGTCTGAAATATGAATCCATGAAATCCTTTCGCATCTTCATAACGAATGAAATCAGTTCCTTCAACGAGATCAGCTGTTCCGCATTCAAAATCAGATATTGTCTGTTCTGTTCCGTCTGCGTTTTCGTTTGCGATATAATAGAGTTTGCCTGCTTCGGTTGTGTTAGCGGCAAAAGTCTGCACTGCTCCTGTCACAGCTGTTCCGGGAGTGACTGTCTTCTTGTCGAAATCTCCGCGAAGTTTGTCCCATGTGAGAGACTTGAGAGCTTCGTGCAGATTCGCTTTAATCGTAGCTTCCTGCTTAGATACAACTTCATCTGCATCTGCATTATCGTTTTCTTCCTTAGAGACTTCCATAGTCTCATCAAATTCAAGGCCGGATAGAGCCCCTGCATCATGCCATGAATCTTCACCTTCTGTTCCGTATGCACCTATCTCTACTTTACCGCCGCCTCGCAGTATATCTGCAGGATTGCTGACGGTAGTCTGAAATTCAGCCATCGTTCCTCCTTATTCCGTCCATTTCGGACAGTAGTAATAAACATAAATCGTAATGATTGTTCCTGCCTGCCTTTTAAGCTCAAAATTGAAATCCGTGAAATCATCCTCGTATTCAATCTTGTCGATCAGAGCAGACTGTGTTTCTCCGATTGCCCGGAGAATATCCGATCTAATTTTTCTGATTTGCTCTTTGCATTCTTTTCCGTTTGTCACGGTTGAAATGTTCAGAGTGAGTTTCTTGTATTCGGAATCTTCATCAGTATTATCATTCCATTCTGCAGGCTTAACCTTGACGCAGTTTGGATCTTCGATATTGATGAAATCAGGATCATCTTCAGCAACATTCAAAGAGTTCCATTCAGTCACTTTAAGACCGGCATCAGTCAGATAACCGTTTGCCGTTGCAATCTTTTTGAATGAATCTTTAAATGCTGTTATGATGTCCTGTCTTATCATTCCGGTTCGTCCTCCGAAAGAAAAACGAGAGAAAGACCTGTGCCGTCAGACTGAGGTTTTCTTTCTATGAAATAATCTTTTCCGCGAACGGAAATCTTTTCGCCTTTGACTGCCGAATCGATTTGGGAACTGAGGCACGTTGCGACAATCTCGGAAGAATCAATCTTTCTGCCGGCCTGCTCTTCTCCCCACTTGCGGTCAAAAAGCAAATAGATCGGAATCGAGTCTCCGCTTTTCGGGATATACCGCGCGTCTTTTTCGCCGAAATCCTGAAACATCCATTTGAGATCATCAGCGCCGTACATTATTCTTCTTCTCCGTAAACGGGATTTCCATCGGCATCGATAACCGCTTTGCCGTCCGCATCGAGCTTCAAAAATTCGTAAACGATCTGACCTTTCACTTTCTCCGGTCTTCCATCATCTCCGAGCTTTTCACGCTTGAGCGGATAATCGGCATCAGCAACAATTGAAGGCTTTGCATTCTTTGTATCTTCTGCTAGACCGGCAGAAATCAGAGACTTCGCCTGCGCGTCCGTAAGCTCAACAGTTTTGCCTGCACAAAGGACATCGTTGTTGAATCCGTTTATTGTTTTTAATATTTTAACTACCATACAAACTCCTTATGGCGGGCTTTACGCCCGCCGTTGGTTATGCCGTTATCATGTCCTTGATTACTGCGAATGATTTAGCTCTGCGAAGAGCGATATCAACATCCTGAAGTGCAATGACTCTGATTCCGCCGGAGAGAGAGTTGACAGAAGAATCGACGTTAAGATCGAGGATTCCCCACTCACCGATAATAAGATCAGACCAATTTCCGAAAATGATCGCGGAAAGGTCAGTCGCAGTGTGAGTTCCCTTTGTGAGATTGCCCGGAACCTGATTCGAGGCAATTGCTCTATATCCATTGAGCATTCCTTCGCCGTTGTTCCCGTTCTGCCACAGCATCAATCCGCTTCCGGCATCGATCTTGGTTGTTTTGAGTTTTCCACGGCCTGCAGCGTTTGTTATATAAACAAGATTGCCGATGTCTGCATTTGCAGCAGCGACCTTGCTCTCAAGCTCAACGATTTTCGCATGAGTCGGAACATCCCCATTGTCTCCAAGCTCAACAACAGACACTCCCGATGTATAGAGAACTCCGACGGGATTGTCTCCGCCTGTTGCTCCTGCAAGAGCAGCTTTGTCAATGCCGAGAGCAATGTCTTCAGCTATGAGCTTGCGGACATACTGCTCAACCCCGATCGAAGCCTGCTTGAGAAGTCCGCGTCCGATGTCTGTGAACACTCCGATTGTTTTCGGAGTCAAAGAGATTTTGCCAGTTGCGGCTTCACTCTCTGTACTCAGAGCTCCATTGCGCGGAACCCAATATGTATTGAGACCGCCTGTCGCTTTCGGAATATCTACATTACCGACAAGTCCGGAAAGAACAGTTGCACCGGCCTGTTTAACAACAAGTCTGTTGCGTAGAAGCTCGATGAAAGATTCTGATTTCAGCTCAGTGCCGATGAGAGCGCCGCCTTTTGCAGCAGTCGAACCGTCAAAGTCGCGCTGACCCTGAACATCGAGAGGAACGAAAACACCCATCGCAGGGCGTCCGAGTCTCTTCTCAATTGCTTCTGAGCATTCGCGCTCGAATTCTGCACCCTTCCAGTCTTTGCTTGCAAGAGCATTGAGCGCTCGCATGAAAGAGTATTCTCTTTTCTCGTTGTCCGAAAGACCGAGATCGGATGCAGGCTTCTGAGTCTGCAAAGGCTTAGCGTTTCTCGCTGAGATTTTCTCAATCGCAATCTTTCTGAATTCATCAACAGATTTTCCTTCATCAATAAAGCATCTTGCTTCATCCTGAAGCCCATACTGCTGACCCATAGCGTTAATTTCGCTGACTCTAGTTCTCTCATCCTTCTGTGCCTGCATTCTGATTTCGTTTTCGTTGACTACTACTGCAGGCTCTTTCTGAGTCTGTGGATTTGTGTCCGGCATTTTTGCCCTCCTGTTTTCAATTATTATTTCGTTTTCTACTCCGTGTTCGGAGCGGCCTATCCCGACAGTAATATCTGCCGGAGCGGAAACGCTTGAAATTTCGTAAGGCTCCCAATCGACAGCCCTGTATTTTTCGTTTCCTTCTTTCTCTTCTTCGAGCACGATCTTATGCACCCGGTAACCAACCGAGACATTGACACGTATCCCGTCGCATATATCTCTATAGATTTCCTCTGCGAGTGATGAGCTTCCAACTCTCACTACCGCGCGCCCTTTGCGCGTCGCAGGATCAATCCAAGCTTTCTCTATTACTCCAATCTGTCTCTTGAGGTCGTGCATATCGAGGAAAGGAGCTTTAGAATTTATCCGGCTGAGCCGGACAGCTCCTTCTGAATGATCAAGAATCTCTGTCCCGTACCATGCAGGACACTCGGCTTCTGAGCTGAATGACAATTCAATTGTCCGCTTCTCTTTGTCGATGTTCGCGTCTTCAACCGCGATACTGCGGTACATCATTCCGCTTTTCATTTTATCAGGCATCTTCGCCTCCTTCGGTTTTGCTGTTTTTGTTTTTCGGATTATCGAAAACGAGAGGTGATGTCGGCAAAGGTTCGAGAGTTAATCCATATTCTTTTATAAGCGCTTTTTCACGTTTGAGAGTTTCGAGTGTTTCGAGTAAATCTCGACCCGATTCTGCAAGAATGTCAGAAAGTGTTGTGAAACCACACGCGAGAGCCTGCTTGTTTGCTTCGACATCTTTGAGAGGATCGACCCACTGCCAACGACGTCCGAAAAACTGCGGTGCATTAAATTTATCAAATTTATTGAAAGGTAGTTTTACAGCTCCTGTAAGAAGAGCCATTTTGAGCCAACGCTCGAAAATCTTTTCGGCTAAATTCTCAATTCTATTCTGCTGAATAACTTTATAGAAATCTCTTTCTTCAAGAAGACCTGTGCGGCTTGATGTATAGTTTACATTTTCAAGATCACTTCCAAGTGTCGGATAACTTATGCCAAGACCGGAAGCAATGCCTTTGAGCATCTCTTTGTTGAACTGTCCGAAATTGCCATTCGGATGTGTCGGATCAAGCAACTTGGCAGTATATCC